CACTTCTGCCTTCATGTCGTCATCCTCTGTGGGTTCGATGTAGCCGAAGGTCATGCCCGAACCGAACCTGAAGGCTCCGAAGTTGGCTCCCTTGGGCATGGGATCAGTGTACGGGATGAGAGGACGCTTGGGGGGAAGGGGTCAAACCACAGCGGCGGCGTGGGCGGCTACCTGTGCGGCCGTGAGCACAGTGCCTGGGTAGTAGGAGATCGCTGCGATGTTGGCGTTGGAGTACGCGTAGAAGCCACTACCAGCGTTGGTATTCTGGAGACACGCGATGGTGAGCAGCCTGTTCGACGAGTTGATGCTGCCACCTGCCGTCAAGGACCCGAGCGACACGCCATCGAGGTAGGCGATCACGTTCGACCCGTTGGTGGTGACGACAAGATGATGCCAGGTGCCGTCGTAGGCCGTTGAGTTCGACCAGTCGGAGTCGGTGTAGCTGTTACCCGTGAAACCCCGGAAGCGGATCAAGCCCAACGATTGGGCCACCTGGAGGTAGAACGACGCGTTCGTGAAGGCGTCCGGGTTGTTCCAACGGCCGAGGAGCACAGTGTTGCTCGTGCAGCGGAACACCGCCTCGACCGACATGGTTCCCGAGTCCCACGCGGCATTGTCAGCCACCTCCCCATAGTCGTTGGTTCCGTCGAACCGCGCGGCGAAGTCGAGGTCACGGTTCAATCCCGACAGTTCCTTCGTCGGCGTCAGGCTCGACCCGACGAAGGACGAGTTTCGACCGTTGCCAGAATAGTCGAGGTAGCGGAAATCGCCACCACCACTGGGATCTTGGTAGTTCAGAATCCAGAACCCGGCAGGTGACGAATCACCGAGCACGACGAGTCGGTATGACGGCCAATCAGACAGCAGGCTACGACGCCGAGGACGCAGTTGGCTCTTCCACTGGTTCACCCGACCAAGGTTGCGCGAACGACCGAACGCCGGCATCAGGTGATCCGGTTGACGAACCCTGCGATGTTCACCACGTTGGCTGTGGCAGCGAAGGCTCGCACCACGACCGAGTTGGTGACGATGAACCCCGGGATGACGAGAACCAGTCCCGACTCGGGCTGTACCGTGAGTTCGATCAGGTCGTCGGGCGAACTGGTACCGCCGAACTCGATGGTGAGCTTGCGGGCCGTGGTGTCCGAGTTGACCGCCCATAGCCACACCTCGTCGAGCGAAGAGGCGTGGGCCGTGTGGATCGTCGTGCCAGCCGACGCGGTCGCGGCGACCTTGACCATCCGGCCGTCGGTCGAGCCCGACAGCTTGAGCTTCGTGATTGCCATGGTTCAGCCTCCAAAGACCTGTGAGATGAGTGCCACCTGCAGCTCATCGAGGGAGCCACCCGAAGCATCAATCGTGATCGTGTCCGAGCCGTCATTCACCGTGATGGTGATGCCCGACCCCGCCACGAGCGCTGCTCCGATCGCGTCGCGCGCGAGCTCGTCGGTGTACTGGGTGATCGACGAGGCCACCGTGATGATGTCGCTGCCGTCGTTCGGTGTGATCGTGATGCCCGTGCCGGCCGTGAGCGCGGTGCCCAGTGCGTCCCGGGCCATCTCATCGGTGTACTGGGTGATGGTGCCGGTTTCCGATACGAACCCGACCTTCATCCACACATACGTGCCGGGCGTGTCCGTCTCGATCCCGGCGACCAGCAGCCCCTTGCTCTCAGTGATCGTCTCGTTACCCTCGGCCACGTTCGCCACGTAGACGACCGAGTCCGAGTTGAGGTTGCGGATGTACCACACCAGACCCTTGTCGTCGACGGTCGCATCGGGCAACGTCACGGTGATGTCGATCGACCCTGCGGCAGCGACAGCGATGGTGTGAGGTGGTCCGGTCAACGTGGTGGACGTCGCGACGATCTCGGAATCACCCGTCGTACCGCCGCCGCCACCCGTCGCTGCGATCGTGATGGTATCGGCCCCGTCATTGGGGGTGATCGTGATACCTGATCCAGCAGTCAGCGCTGTCGCAATCGCATCCCGCGCGTTCTCGTCGGTGTACGTGCCGCCGAGGCTCAGGTCGTCGACCTTCTGTGCGACCTTCTGGACATCGTCGTCGCCTGTGGTCAGATTGCCGTTGAACCCGGACGCATCGACCGCGATCGCGTCAGCAGGGTGGGACTCGGGGGCGTCACGGCCGAGGAGGACCGCGTGGTAGATGTCCGACGCGGACGCCTCACTGATGTCGATGGGGAGGACGTCCTGCAGGTACGCCATGATGACGTTGACGATCTCGGCGTAGACGATGTCACCATCGCCGGCACCGGGAGAGGTGTCGTTGACGTACGGGTACTCACCGGGTGGGGTGAACGGCATTACTGGGTCCTTCCTGCAGCAGCGCGGGCACCGGGACCGAACTGCGCCGGGTCCTCACCCTGAGCGGCCATCGCCGCTTTCTGCTCGCGCACACGGGCCACGACGTCGGGCCAGTTGGGGAACTCGTGGGCCTGCAGGACGGCCTCTTCGTCGATCGCCCCCACCGCGAACAGCGTGTCGGCGTCAGCACTGCGGGCCTGGCGTGAGGTGGGGAGGGTGCTGCCGGCCTGGACGTGCAGCGCGAACTTGACCGGGGAGGGTGTCGGGGAGTCCGGGTCGGGCACGTAGAAGTGGTTCTTGCCGAGGGCTGAGATCATCCGCTCACCACCGGGCCCAAGGAACGAGACGACACGCTCGGCGTCGTAGAACTCGGCGATCAGGGCCGCGGTCTTGTTGCCACAGCGGCGCAGCGTGAACTCGAGATTCCTGAGCGCCATACGGATCCGCACGAAGGCCGCTTCCTGCATCGAGCCGATCACGCCTTCACTGTTGCGGCCCGAGGGGGTGGCACCGCGCACGATCGCGCTGAGGCCCGAGATTCGTTCCATCTCGCCGACGTAGAACTGGATGAGCTGCATCGCCTCGCCGGGGGTTGGGCGCGGCGGGTCGAGCCACTTGACATCACGACCCGGGTTCTTGCCGACGCGCTGACCGGGCTTGTTGATGATGCGCGAGCGGGAGGTTCCACTGCCGAAGTCCTCGAGCATGATCGGGTTGCCGGTCAGGTCGATGTTGTTCTCCATCGCGGCCAACATCCGGTTGACGGACTTCTGCAGCGGTGCGAGCAGGGTGACGAGGCTCTGACCCCAGAACTCTCCGGTGTCGACCGGGACCCAGCGATCGAACGGCTGGTCACCGTGGCCCCACAGGGACGTCGCCGGCACCTCGAGCAGCACGGCGTTCCCGCACACGACCGTCACCCACCAGCGTTGACCCTCGGGGGTCACCCGTCGCCACCAGCACTCGATGATGAGGAACTTCTCGCTGTCGACGTCGCGGTCACCCAGGCGTGAACGACCCTGCCCGGGGAGGCCGTAGCCCTCGTTCGCGACACCTTCCATCGGGCCCGGGTTCGACTTCGGCAGGGAACCGCGGGGTTCGCCGGTCAGCGTCGGGGCCCGGTCATGGTCGGAGCTCCCACCACCACGGCAGACTTCCAACGCGCCCGGGTAGCGGGTCTCGAGCTGGTCCTCGCCGACCTCCTGCACTTCGATGAGGAACTGGGCGGACTCGATGTCGGTCGCGTCGGGGTCCGGGTAGAACAGGAACGGGTCGATCCGCTTGACGAGCGCGTCGCCGAGGTTCTGGTGCGCCGACTGGTCCCACAGCGACTTGAGAATCCCGGTGCCGTACAGGTTGCCGTCCCACAAGAACCGCTGGATCTGCTCGTCGTACGCGTTGTTCTGCTGGGCAGCGCGGAGCGTGGTGCGGAGATCCTGGGTGATGCGCCACTGGGTCGCGTACAGGTCCGAGTTCGGGGACGCCGCGGGGAGCACGTCGAACGTGGGGGCCGAGTCGGACTCCCACGCGACGATCGAGTTGATGATCGGCCAGATTTCCGCGGGGGACGGGGACGGGAGATGCGGGGCACGAGACGACGACCACACGCGGTTGTGGGTCACTTCGTAGTTCCGCACCCACTGATCAGTCATGGGCTGGCGGGCCGAGCGGGCACGCTGGAAGAGCTCACGGATCCGGTTGGCGCGCCCACGGTCCTCGCGGGGCTTCGTGATCTTGGGGAGGGATGGGGCAGCAGGGCGGGACAGGGAGTCGGACGACTCGGGGGGCGAGCCTTCCTCGGTCGCGTCCTCGGTGTCGCCAGGCTCCTCGGGATCGTCGATACGTCCCAGCGGGTCCATCGTCATCGCCACGGTGGAAGGTTACCGCGGATGGGTGGACGGGATGAGGTTAGGCGTCGGGGGTCTGCTTCTGGAACGCCGGCATGTCCGCACGGTCCACCACCACAGGCCGTGACTCGATCCCGGTGCGGGCGTACTGCTCGTCGGCCCCGCGGTCGAGGTCGGACTGAAGCTGGGCGCGCGTGCGGACGACGGTGCCGGTAGTGGGGTTGAAATGCTCGGGCCACATCGGCGCGGGCTGGGGCTTGTCAGCCTTGTAGTCGCGCTTCATCTCACCCTTGCGACACGTCATGCAGTGGGCGTTCGGCACGTCCGGGTAGTCACGAATCGACGAGTGGATGGTCTGCGTTGAGCCGCACTGGTCGCACCGAAAGCTGTACTGGGGCATCAGGTCTCCTCTTCCATGACGATTGCCTTCACTCCCCACATGACGACTTCCTCGAGTTTCGTGATCGCCAGGGACTGTTCGCGCGACGACGGGGTGTGTTCGATGATCGCGACCCCGAGGGCTTGGGCGACTTCGCGGAGGAGCTCGATCGAGTTGATCTGCTCGGCCGTGGGTGTCTGGTTGGTGAGGGAACGGTTCAGCTTGGCGAGCTGCTGTTCTTGGGTGTAGGTGTGGCCCCGTCCGAACATCAGCTCAACTCCATGTCGTTCATCAACTCTCGCCAATCTTCTCGCAACTCATCGGCTTCTGTCCCGTATGCCTGCAGGGGGGCGTCCATGATGTGGCACGTCACTCCCATCGCGAGGCTCATCACGGTGTCGTCGTGCTCCTCGTTGTTCCCGTTGCCGTAGCTGCCGGAATCCAGCGTGACGTAGTTGACCATCTCGTCGTACGTCTTGCGGTCGTGGATCGTGAGGGCGTGGTCGACGACGTACTTGAGCAGCCAGCCGATCGCGAGGGGCTTCGTCTGGTGGGTGGTCGACCAGCCGTACGTCGATGCGGTCATCGCGCCGGGGGTCTTGTCGGCCTTGTTCTGACGCTGCCAGATGTTCGGGTAGTTCATCCCGATGAGCTTGCCGACGGTGCCGTAGCCGGGGCCTTCGATCTCGGTCGTGACCATCGCGGTGTTGTAGTAGAGCCCGAGCTTGAACAGCTCCTCGCCGAACGTCACGGGGTCGAGCCGGCCACGCCACACCGCGACCTGTTCCATCGTGCGCCGGTTGAGGACTTGGGCCACCGCGTAGTCGCCCATGGTGGTCTTGGTCGGGTCGCCGGCCACGAGGTACTTGCCCCAGTCGGTGTCCTCGTGGGGGCGCTTGAACAGGGTCAAAGGTCCATCGCTCGCGGGCTTGAACGACACACTGTTGCCGTTGCGGGTGAGCAGTCCCTTGACCCCGTCCTGGGGGTCATAACACGCGGACAGGTGCTCGCCGGGGAACACGTTCATGCCGGTCGCGAGGAACGCTTCCTCGGGGTTGGAGGGGTACTCCTGCATGAAGATGAGCACGTCGGACTGGCACTTGTTGACGATCGCCCACCTGCGCCACGCGAGCCGGTCGTCGTCGATCCCGAGGCGGCGCAGCACCTTCTCCTCGTCGGACAGCTTCCCGAGGGAGTAGTGCGAGATCCCGATGGCACTGGCGCGGTACTCGGGGTGCTTGTGCCACGGGAAGAACAGAGGGACGAACTCGGTCTCACCCTGTTCGGCTTGGAGCCACTGCTGGTGGAAGTAGTTGCCGCGCCCGTTGGCAGTGGATTCCGCGACCACGACGGTGCCGGGGGATTCGGGGATGGTCTGTGTGAGGCCGGTCATCACGATCTTGGGGTCCGGGTAGAACGCCATCTCGGAAGCATGGAGGAAGTGGATGGTCGAGCTGCGGCCGGCACCCTTGTTGCCCGCGGTCGCGATCTTCATGTGGGAGTCGGTCTCAATCCAGCCGATGTCGTTCTTGGAGTAGGACTGGGTCGTGTAGAGCCGCTTGAACAGGTAGTTGTCCCAGTAGCGGTGGGTCATCTCGAGCAGGTTCTGCGACGCCGGGATCTCGTGGGCGAGCACCATCGCGCGGTACCCGGGGAACACGAAGCTGAGGTTCAACGCCATCGCTTCGGTGGCAGTCGAGATCCCGAGCTGGCGCGCCTTCAGCACGATGATGCGAACACGGCCACGCTCGGCGAACTGCCGCTCGGCCTCCGCGTAGAACTCCTGCTGGGCCCAGTTCGGGGAGAGCTGGACGACCTGCATCTTCTTGTCCTTGATGACGAGCTGGGACGCGAGCTTGGTGAGCAGGCCCGAGGTCATCGTGAGTTCCGGGCCTTGCCCTTGGGGGCTACGCGCGTGGGCTTCGGAGACTCGCCATCACCCTTGCGCGCTGGCGCTGTTCGACGCGTCGGCTGACCATCGCTGCGTCGAGCTCGCGGTCGTTCGCTTGCGGGAGGCACGTCGGACACAACAACAGCATCCGGTTCCTCCCCTGGACTGTCCGCTGGACGGAGGAGGGCTTCCCGCACTTCCGACATGAGGTCAGCTTGCGCTTGCCGTAGTTCTGCAAGGTCGTCCCCCTCCTTCTTGTCCTGCAGCGACTTGAGGATCGCGGGGAGGACGGTCTTGACGAACTGGGCTTTGTCAGCGGGGGTGCCGACTTCCATGATCCGTTCGGCCTGGCTCATCATCGAACCGACCATGCTGGCGGCGCGGGAGCGGAGCTGCTCGAACGCGTCATCGTCCGCGGCTAGGGCGGCGATGACCTGGGCTTCACCCTTCGTCGCCATCGGCCTCGTCTGCTTCCATCCGCCACACGCGCCGGAACACCACCACGCGTAGTTCCTCGCCGTGGGTGTCCATCAGGGAGATCGCATCCCCGCGACCCTCGACCGGGACCGAGAGCTTGAGGTCGATCTCGCCGGCTGTGCTGCTGGCCTTCGAGCTCTGCCCCTGGAAGAACGCCGGGAAGGTGGCGTACTGCTCGAACAGGTACTCGCCGATCTGGATGGGTTCGGGGAGCTCGGTGTCGCTCATGGCTCGAGGGTCCTGCATGTCATCTCGGATCCGAGGTCGCCAGCGATGGTGGTGGTGCATTCGTAGGGCTTGCCGGCGATCGTGAGTCGGGCGACGGCATCAGGCTCGGGGTCGGACCCACAGCCGGCGAGCAGCAGCACCACAGCGATGAGCGCCCCGATCGCCACCCCCCATGCGAGGGCTTTCATCGGGGTCATGGCGTGTCACCGGGAATGATTGATCCACCAGGCGGGACGACCGCGATCCGGGTCTCCTCCTCGGGGGCGTTGATGTAGGCGTAGGTCATGTCGTAGGCGTGGTCGAACGCTTCCCCCTCGGCGTCGGCCAGGCGGTATTCGCCCACTTCGCGATCCGGCCCGTCCATCGGGGCGTAGGCCATCCCGACCCCGCCGCCGATCGCGCTCCCGGTTGCCACGGCCACCTGTTCGATCGCTGCCCCCATCTTCTCGAGCAGCCGTTCCAAGACCTTCCCACCCAGCCACACGCCCACCAACCCACAAGTAGCCAAGAT